CGCACATAGACCCGGTAGTCCTCTTCATGGGCCAGCCAGCACAGCAGATCCCACTCGCTCATGGTCTGTGTCACCCGGGCGTGGTCGGCGTCGTACAGGGCGCCAGCCTTGCGCGTGGTGGGCGTCGTGACCGGGTTCAGGCCCACCCGGGCCGCCAGCACATCGGCGATCTGGCTTGCCGTCATGTTGGCGAATTTCTCAGTCGTCTTGCGGTCGATCAGCAGCGCCGTGAAGTCACGCCCCGACAGGTCCAGCGTGCCCGCCACCGGGTCGAACACTGGTTCGTCGACCTGGCCCACGATGATGGTCTCCAGCTCGTCCAGCGTGTAGCTGTCAGGGTCAGCCGGGAACCCGGCGCGAATCTCAACCCGAAGGCTGCGACCGTCGGTCAGATCGCCAGCGCGAGAGCCGCGGGGCAACCTGGTGGCGACCAGCTGGACGCTGAAGGTGTCGGCGTTGAAGGTGGCATTGCTCTCGACGTGCCAGCTTTCCCAGGGCACCAACACATCATTGACCAGCACGGCGCCACGGGGGCGGCGCACGCCAGTGGTGGCGGCCTTGCCGGGTCGAATGAACTCAAGCACTGAGGATGCCTCCACCGTAGGACGGTGCGGACGGGATGACCAAGGTGGTCACGCCGGTGATTTGTGGGTCGGTCAAGCCGTTGGCCTTGGCAATCGTCGACCACTCGGCCGGGTCGTTGTAGGCCTCGCTGGCCAGCGCGAACAAGGTGCCGCCAGAGACCGTGATGGTCTTGCCAGGGCTTGCCTCACGCACGGTCTGGGCGATGCGGTTGACCGAGGCCGACAGCCGGGTCAGGGCCGCCGAGCGCTCCATGGCTGCGATCTGATCGGCCAGTGCTGCAGGGCCGCCACCGAGCGACAGCCCAGGGATCAGGCCGCCCAGGCTTGTCACGTTGCTGATCGTGTTGGAGACGCTGGCCAGCAGCAGTTGCACGCGCTGCTGAATCGCCAGGATGGGCTGCACGATGGAGTCGATCACCGACTGCGCCGCGTTGGCGATGTCAGAGACCGCCTTGATGGCAGCGTCCAGACCGTCCATCAGATCGCTCAAGGGGTCGTCGTTGACCTCGTCTGCGGCGTCCTGGGCTTCGGCAATCTCGATCTTGATCTCAGCCGTGGGCCCGTAGCTGGCAATGGTGCGAACCGGCGTCGTCTCGTCGCGCACGACCTCGCACACGATTCGGTAAGGGATGTTGTATTCGAAGTCGTAGCGCGGCTGAAAGCTCTTGATGACGACCGTGTAGCGGAACTCTGACCAGGTCAGCAGCAGCGGGCCGCCCTTCTTGCGCAGGTTGTCGAGGTAGCGCGCACGCTGCACCGCCACATCACCCAGGAAAACGCCCGACCACTCAATCGGTGCCGGATCGGCGCCCATGGCGTCGATGATCCGAGCGCCGCCAACCATGCGGTGCACAGCCAGGGCCTGCTCGCCGCCGAATGGCAGCGTTTCGGGCACCTCTGCGCCCTCAAAGACGAAGTCACCGAGTTGCAGGGTAGTCAGGGGCGTGGTCATCAGTGGCTACTCAGCAAGGTTTTGGGAGGCAGACCCATGTTCGGGTCAAACATAGAACTGCCGGACTGAGGCTTGTTGGCCTCTCGCGCCTGGTGCATCGAGACGATGGACGCGACCTTTTTGCCGTCCATGTTCACCGTGGTGCTGACCTGCACCGGCTTGCTGTTCGCGCCGCGCACGAATGGAGATTTGCCACCATCAAGCGCAGCCAGCTGGGCCTGCACAGACGGGTCACGCAGCCGGGCCGCCGTCTCTGGCGTGAACTTCGCGCCTTCATGGTGCGAGGCCTTCCACAGGTCGAACAAGGCCATGCCAAGCGAAGCAATCGCGCCTGCTGCCAAGCCAGCAGCGATCACCAAGCCGCCCTTCCCCATCGCCGCGCCTGCAACCCCAGCAGCACCACCACCACCGAGGGCCAGGGCCAACCCACCGACGGCAGCCTTGGCGAGCAAGATGGCCCCGCCGGCGGCGGCGGCTGCAGACAGCACGCCGAACAGGCCAACAAGGCCTTTGGTGATGGTCGGGTGTTCGCGAGCAAAGCCACTCACCACCTTGAGCACCGTGGTCAGGCCCTCGACGGCCTTGATGGCCATGGGCAGCACGACCAGGCCCAAGTCCTTCAGGACGTCGCGCCAGCGCGCCTGCAGGTCGGCCATCTTGCCAGCGGCGGTCTGGCCGGCCTTGTCATAGACACCGTCGATGCCGTCGGCCTGCTTTGCCATGCCGAACACACGCTTGATGCTGGGGGCGTCGTTGTAGAACGTCGAAAACAGGTTCGCGGCAGTCCGGTTGGAGAACATCGAGCCGATCTTGAGAAAGGCCTCCTGCTTGCTCAGGCCCGCCAGTTGGGGCGCGACGTTCTTCTCGTAATACTCAAATTGGTTCTGGGCCATCGTGAAGGAATCCTTCAGCGCGCCCGGCTTGATCTGCTTGATGGTGCCCGTGGTCGTGTACTCGATCATCTTGGGATCGATCAGGCCCATGCCCACCAGTTCCTTGGCAGCGCGCAGCGAGCCGCGGCCCTGTGCCAGGTTCTGGTAGGCCGACATCATGGCCGTGCCGTAGCGGTTGCCCCCGAACTCCTGCATGGTGTGCAGGCCTTGGAAGAAAAACGCCTCGTCGCTCAGGCCCTTGGCGGCGACACCACCGGTCTTCATGGCCTGGAGGAAGTCACGTGGGGCCACGGTGCCGCCCGAGGCCACGTAGGCCTTCATGGCCATGTTGGTCATGCGCGCAAAGGTGGCTGGATCGTTGGCAGCGCCGCGCAGTTCTGCCGTCTTGAGCAGATCCATCATCATGGTGTGAGCGCCGGAGCCGTGGCCTTCACCCATCAGGGTGTCGATGCCGAATTTCATGCGGGCCAGCTGGGGCGCCAGCATCTCAGCGTGGTGCATGTCACCGGTGACGGCATAGGCCTCGCGAATGAGCTTGAGGTTGTCGCGTGCCGACTGGCCCATGATGTTCATGCCGTCGGCGAACTTCATGGCGTCTTTGAGCGCCGAGTTACCAACACCCATGGTCGCCAGCTTCGCGACCTCCTTCTGGTACGCTGCAGCTTCTTCCAAGGGGGCCTTGAACAACGACAAGCCCAGGCCGCCAACACCCACCAAAGCGCCGCCCACCATGCCCATGCGCTTGAGGTTGAGCAGGCTGTTTTGGAGGGCGTTGACGCTGTTCTGAGTGGTGTTGACGTTCTTGTCAAAGGCCCGGAACTGGCTTGCAAGCGAAACCAGGCCACCTGATACTTGGTTGATCAGGGTGAGTCGCACCCCTACGGCATATGCTTCAAACATCGGTGAACCTCATGAATTTCAAGCTGCGCGCACACGAATGGCTGGCAGATCGGATCAGCTGGGTGCAATACCCAGACGTCCGTCCCTTGTCGGCAAACACACGCCGTCGCTACTTCAAGACCGAAATGCACTGGTCCACGCGGGTCATGCTCGCCCTGATCAGCTCGGGCGTGCTCTTGATGTCCGGTGCCGTGCTGGCGCTGGTTTGCCTGTTGGCCTGGGCCGCGATCACGGCTTGATGTCGCCGCCGAAGTAGCCCCCAGCGGCTGCCACCTGCCCACCGACGAGGCCCTGCACCAGGGCATGTCCCAGAACCTTCTGGATGGCCTCTCGGTTCTTGACCACCGCAGGCCCGAACACCGGGCGCGGCGGCATCTTCGAAGTCCCGAACTCGTGAAACACCATGGTCGGGTCGGTCGCACCAGCGATACCGGCCTCGTCGCTCTCGACCGTGTGCTTGATGCTGGCGTACAGGCCGCCGTGCTCGATCAGCGGAGCGCCGGCCGGGGCGCCGCTTCTGGCCTTCTTGGCCTCGGTCGACTCAGCCAGTGCCGCCCAGGCCGGAAAGCCCGGGGCGGCCTCTTGGTAGTGCCCGATCTGTTCTTTGGCGTCGGTCTCGATGATCACCAGGGCCTTTTCGAGGCCGGTTCGCATCTGGTGGCGCACCGCCAGATCCACGGCGCCCAGGTGCAGCGCAAAGCTGGCCAGGTCTTCGAAGTTCTTGAGGGCTGCCATCAGTTCGATTCCTTGAAACGCATCGACGACCAGTCGAACTCGTGCCCTTCCATCTCGGAAAACACGATGCACCACCCGGCAGCGGTGACTTCGTCAAGCTGAAAGGCCAGATCGAACGGGATGCCGTTTCGAACCAGCCAGAGCCGCTCACGAATCGCCGCCGCCGTGGCTACTTTTTTAGGGCGGCCTTGTCTGCTTCAGGGTCTCGTGCGCCGAAGTGCTCGGCCACGCCCTTGTGCACGGCCTCGACACCCTCGTCGCCCAGGCGCTGAATCAGCGCCTCCAGCTGCAGCTTGTTCGCTGGCTGGAAAACGGGCTCGCCGTCGATGTCAGTGACGAAGATCAGGGGCAAGACCATGCCCATGTAAACCTCGTTTTTGGCCGTCTCTGGGCCCACGGACTCGATCAGGCGGAACTGCGCCAGCACGCCAGGGCGTGCGAGCGTGATGGCTCGGCCCTTGGCGTCGGAGATGACGACCTGTTTGGCTGCAGCCTGCACCAGCTGGGCAGACGGCGCCTCGTTGATGGTGACGGTTGGTGTGCTCATGGTTGTTTCCTGGGAGTCAGATCAGAGGGGGATCACAGCCGGGTCACAGCTGAATGCGTCGGGCAGCCATGAAGCTGACCTTGATGGGCACCGTGTTGTCGCCCTTCCAGTTGCCCGCGTCGTCCAGATCCAGGATCACGCCGGTGTAGCGGAACTGGGACACGGATCCATTGGGCTCGGCCACCGTCTCGGTGATCGATGCGGCTTCCTCGTTCAGGCCGGCGAAGTAGTTGGCCTCCAGCTGCGCAAACAGTTGGTCGACCGTGCTGTCGCGGCGCTCGATCTCGAAAGAGCCGGTCCACTCGCCAGAGCGGTTCGAAACGGGCGTGTTCACGCCGTTCATGAGGTGCACCAGCTTGGTCTTGGGCGCCTTCTTGGACGTGAAGCCGGTCAGGCCTTCGAAGCGGATGGGGCCGGACTTGGTGACGACCACCAGCGTTTTGTCCCGGCCAAGCGAGAAACCATTTGCGGGCATGTTGGAGCCTCCGAAGAAGGAAAGGCCGCTCAATGGCGGCCGTGGAAACAAGAAACCCGGCGCGAGGCCGGGTCAGTTGATGGAGAACAGGTGCGGCTGCAGCTGCCGCTCCAGCAGGTCGCGCTCGCGATTGATGCTGGGGATCTGCCGCTTGCGCTGCAGCATCAGGTGGGCGCCAAACGAGGCCCGGACCTTGGAATCGACTTCCTTGGCGATCAGGGCCTGCATCTGCTGCCACAGGGTTTGGTCGCGCTGGTGCATCTGCTCGGCCATGGCGTTGAGGGCGCCGATGTAGGCCTCTTTGAGCCGGGCCGCGTCCTTGCCGGTAAAGCCCATGGCCAGGAAGACAAAGCCGTCTTTGGTCATGGTGACCACCGGCGCCTTGCGGTGCCCACCCTTGGGCGAGGCCACCAGGGTGGATGTCAACGCAAAATTGCGCTCACGAAAGGCATCGCTGCAATCCATCAGCTTGATGGAGCGCAGCACGTCGGCATGACGTTTGCCAAAGTGCTTGGCAACGCGGCGCGAGTCGGTGAGCAGCTTGGTGCCCGAGAGCACCACGAACTCGTCAAAGGGCAGATGTTCCATCTTCACTCTCCACGCACCTGAACGAATGCGCGCGACCAGGCCGGGCAGGTGTGCACCCGGCTTTTCGGTGATCAGCCTAGGCCGCGCAGCAACTCAAGCCAGGGCGACGGCTTGTCGATCGATCTGGACGGACTGGCCGCCCTCGACGTTCACAAGGAACTTCTCGATCACGCTCAGGTAGCGCACCTTCACGTCGGCCTGCATGTAGCCCAGCGCCACCCGGTTTTGCGGGTTGTTGGCGTTGTCCAGCTGGACGCTATAGGGCACCGAGCCGTCGGCGCTGCCGATCATTCCCTGCTGCCACAGGCCATCGAAGAAGGCCGACAAGGTGCCGGCCGCCTCAAGGCGAACCTGGGGGCTTTGCAGCTTGCCCACGAACAGGCCCATGCCTGCGTTGATCGTGTAGGCGATGTAGTTGGTCATGCGGGTGTAGTTGTCCCCGTTGGTGACCGCGTTGCTCGACCCGTTGTGACCGAAGCGCATGGCGAAGTAGTTGCCACCCGGCGCAGGGTTAGCGATCACGTCGATGCCAGCCTGTCCCAGGGCCTGCAACTCGGCCTGCGAGTAGGTCAAGCCCTTGGCCGACTGCTGGGTGCCCACGATGCCGTACAGCTTCTTGTTGAGGCTGGAGTGCTGGGGCGACAGGTTGGCCAGCAGGCCCGCGCAGAAGCCTTGGGGGCTGACCAGGCGGGTCGAGCCGTTGACCGTGTCGAGCCAGTAGACCCAATCGCCGTGCAAAAGCTTGAAGGTGTAGCTGTCGATGCCTGCCGTGGCCTTGACGCTGGCAGCGTTGGTGATCGTGTCGCTGCTGGGGCCCACGAGGATCATGTAGATGCCCTCGGCCAGGCCGAAAGCGATCTGCGTGGCCCAGGTGGTGCTGGTGTCGCAGTCAGCCAGCAGAGCAATCGAGGCGAAGGTGCCGCGCAGCGCGTACATGCCCTTGCGGGGCGTGGTGTCCAAGCCCACCAAGTCGGTGGCCGCCACGCCAGCGCCGTCGGTGCCGCCGCTCAGGTTGTAGGCCTGCAGCGTGGGGGCCGTGACGCCAGCGCCAGCGGTGGCGATGATCAATTCGGATGGGCCGCGCACGCCGGACTGACCATTGTTGATGGCCGCGGCGATGTTGACCCACAGGGCATTGCCCGTGCCGCTGATGTTGTCGAACACCTCGGGCACGAGGCCAGCGCGCGACACAGTGGCCTTGAATGTGTTGGCCTTGCTGCCGTTGGACAGGGTCACGCTGTCGCTGTTGGCCAGGCTGCCGGTGTACTTGGAGGTGAACGTGATGCAGTTGGTCAGCACCACGACCGATGCGGCCACATCGGTGCCGTCGGTCACGCGCACGCAGCGGAAGTTGTTCGCGCCTTGCTGCACGGCCGTGGCCACGATCGTGCCCACGTCGTACTTGCGGGCCTGGATGGCGCCGAACAGGCGGGCATAGCCTGCCATGTCGCCCACGATGGCGGCGGCGTTCACCGGTCCCCATTGGGCGGTGCCGACGATGCCCAGCACGTTGGTGGGCAGGCCATTGAGCAGCGAGACGCTGGGCGGGACGATCTGGACGTAAAGGTCTGGAACGATCAACGCGGTGGTGTTGATCGAACCCTGCTGGACGACAGGCATGGCGCCTCCTTCGTTTGGGCAAGAAAAAACCGCCTCAAGGGCGGTGCGTTCGGGGGTCTGAGGTCAATCAGGGCGCGTCAGGCCCGGTCTCGGGGCCAGGGTCGGCCACCTTGACCACGTTGGCCTGCTGCTCGCTGGCCAGGATCTCGTCGATCAGGTGCGGGTCGGTGATCTCGGCGCCCTTTTCAAAGGCTGCAAACGGGATGGAGACGATCAGCTTCATGGCTGGCTGTCCTCAAAAGTGAAGGGTTTGGGTGAACGGCGGGGCCGTCTGGTCTTGAGGCGTGATTGCCACCGTCTGAGAGGCCACCGTGGTGGTGGTCGTGATCTCCGTGGTGGCGTACTCGACGCTGTAAATCAGGTCGCGCCGGTACAGGCCGTCTTTCTGGGCGTTGTCCATCACGCCCGTGCTCTTGTAGAGCATGCGGGCCTTCTGGTCGGGCAGCTGCAGAAACTTGGCTTTGGCCAGCGCGATGTCGATGGGCTTGGCCAGCGCGGTGCGCTTGGCCGGGTCTGGCGCCCAGATCGTGATCTGGAAGCTGCGCGACTGGCGGCGCACGTCTTCGCTGTAGGTGCCCGTGACAGCCACACGCGCAGCAGTCAGGCGGGCGCCATCGGGCAGCGTCATCACAGGGCCTGCCACGACCGTGCCCGGCACATCGGCGGCCACCTTGGCGCCCAATGCAGCCATGGCCTGGGGCAGCGTCTCGGAGACCGAAACCGCGTGGTCGTAGGCTTGCCCGTTGACCACCACCATGAGCACCTGCGGGTTCTCAGGGGTGGGCGCCGTGCCCGTGAGCGTCACCGTCTGGCCGCCGACGATCAGGGACAGCGTGGCGGTGTTGATGGACAGGACCGACTCGCCATCGTTGAGATAGCGTGTCGTGAGCGTCTCACCACCGGGCTGCGGGTAGACCGACACCTGACAGGCGCCAGCGGCCAGATCCGCGTCCAGCTGCGCCGGCAGAGGCCAGCCTTCGAACACCTTGACCGGCACGCCAGCGATGGATGGGGCGTTGACCCCTTGCGGGTAGACGATGGACGCCACCAGCTGCACCAGGGTGGCCGACACGTCGGACAGATCAGCCATGGCTCAAGTTCCCAGGCGCTCGCACAGGCAGTTGTAGCCCAGCGAGTTCCAGTAAGGGGCTTGCACTTGGTAGCGCACGCCCAGATCGTCCGTGATCACGTCTCGGGCCTGCACGAGGTCGCGCGCGCCCTTGAACATGATTCGCCACTCGGTCAGGTGAACGTCGCCCGGCAGGTCGGCGCGCGGCTGGCGTCCGTCTCGCTTGAGTTGGATGCTGGCGGCGATGCCATCGGCCACGGGTTCCTCGGTGCTGGGCACCTGCCCGCCATAGCCCACAGCGCCCACGGTCCCGGCCTGGGTGGGCCGGGTGATGGCAATGGTTCGCGGGTACAGGAAGCTCATACCGAAACGCCTCCGAGTCCGATCAGCTTGCGCAAGGTCATGTACTGCTGGCCGTAGGGCGTGGACACCAAAGTGCTCTTGGTGATCTGCAGCACTGCGACCTTCTCCGACCACTTGATTTCAGAGTCGCCCGCCTTCTTCATGATGGCGTCGTCTTCGGGGTCGTTGACCAGCTGGCGCCTGCTCATGGCCGCCGTCATGGCAGCGTAGTGCGCGACCAAGTAGCTCAAGCCCTGAATGTAGAAGTCGCCCCAGCGGTCGACATCGAGATGCGGCGTCGCATCGTCAATCAATCGCTGCAGGCGGGTGGTGTCTGCGCCAGCGAACTCCGGGAACCGCTGGCGGAATTCGTCCGGCGTCACGGCCCCTTACTCCGCTGCAGCCTTGGCCTTGGCCTTGCCGGTTTCAGTCTTGGCAACCGTGAGCCAGCCTTCGCCGAAGAAATGGGCCACCACGGGCGACTTCTTGCGCATGGCTTCGACAAAGGCGTCGTCGGCTTCGGCCACGCCCTTGATGATGTCGCCGGTGCCGCCATTGGACAGGCGGGCGGCGGGGATGCTCACTTGCACGAGCTCACCAGCCTCGTTCAGGCCGGAGATGGTCAGGTCGTGCTCGCGGATGTTTTCCAGTTGGATCTTGGCCATGTGGCTCTCCAGATGTTGGGGTGTTGAAAACGGGCAGCCGCTCGGCCGCCCGTTCAGTGCATCAGCCGATCAATCGACCGATCAGATGCCGTCGGAGTAGTACGCGCTCTTGGGATAGCGGAACTCCACGCCCGAGTACTTGTACTCACCGGGCACCTGCACGGACAAGCCGATCATCTGAGGCGCCAGGAAGCGCAGCGGCAGAGGCACGTGCATCACCAGGCGGGTGTCGGACTTCACGTAGCCCACCATGCGGCGAGTGCTGCCGTTACCGGCAGTGTCCAGGCCGTAGCCGGGCGTGAAGTTGATGTCTATGCCGCGTTGCACCTTGGCGATGTTGTTCTGCTTGATGAAGTTCAAGATGGTCGTGTCCGACGTGGTCGAACGCGGCTTGAACGAGATCGTGCTGAACGCGCCGGGGGCGATCACGATGTCGGTGACCTGATCGTTGTAGGCCGTGTTGGTCCACACGTTCTGGATCAGGCTGTTGATGTCGGCCAGGATGTTGTCGGGCGTTGCCGAGCCCCAGCCACCGGTGGGCGCATTGCCTTGGGGCACGTTGGCGTTGTTGAACAAGCCAGTGAAGCCAGACGAGGACTCGCCGAACAAGCCCACATCGTTCATGTGTCGCTGATAAGCCTCGAAGGCGGCAGCGCTCTTGCGCTCGCTGATGGGGCGGCGCAAGAAGGCAGTGCGGCGCAGCTCTTCGGTCGTGTAGTCATAGCCCACGTTACCGTTGGCCACGATGAACGACTTGTCAGCGTAGGCGACATCGACCAGGTTGATGTCCTTGCCCTTGCCGCTGGTGCGCTTGCCGCGACCGGCGTAGTCGTAGATCTCGTAGCGGATCGTGTCAGCGTACTCGCCAGCCTCGTAGCTGATGGGCAGCAGCTGCTCGTACTGCATGGGCTGGTACTGGCGCTCGAAAACCTGACCCTCGGTGTAGGCCAGCTGCGAGACCAGGAAGGCCATGGCCTCTTGCGCATCGCGGCCCACGATAGGGCCATCGGTGGCGAGGCGGCGGGCCAACTCGGGGCGGATGCCATCGAAGGCATTGAAGCGGGCTTCGTCGACGTGCGCTGCACGGCCGTCACCCAGAATAATTTGCTTGGGCATTTCAATTCCCTTTCTGGAAAAGAAAAAGCCGCCCGAAGGCGGCTTGTGTTTGTGGGGTGCGGACTACTTACGAGACGATGCGGACGATGCCGATGGAGCCCGCGGTGGTCGTGGTTTCCCAGATCACCTTGGGCTTGTTGCCTGTGCCGTCGGCTGCGATACGGCCAGTGCCAGCGGCACCGCCCGTGGTCGAACCGACCTTGCCGTTTTGAGCGGTCACGCTGATGGCGGTGTCGCCGCGCGTGGCGTTCTCATACGCCGTCACGTACAGGAAGCCCGTCTTGAGGAAGGGCACTGCGTCGTTCTTGGCGTAGGTGACGTTGTTGGACGAGTCGGCGGGCCGGATGGCATGGCGAACCGACAGGCCCAGCAGGATGTCGGCGTCGGCTGCTGGGGCCTTGCAGGTGCCATCGGCAGCTGAGCGAGCCACGAACACGCCGAAGTCGACAGCGGTGGCTTGGTCGTTGATCTTGCTGTCGATGTCAGAGCTGTTGAGATCGACGATCTCGCCGGCAAAGCCCAGGTCGCGCAAGCGACCGCCGTAGGAACTCAGGTCAGGTTTGGACATTGCGTCTCTCCTTCAGATTCAGATGTGGGTAGGGCTGTGCTCAGCGGTTGGCGCCGGTCTGCCAGGCTTTGGACTGGCGATGCATGAATGCATCGCGGCCAGTCAGAACCGGGCCCTTGCTGGCGTTGCCTTGGCCTTCACCCTTGGTCAGGGCTGCAGCCAGGGCGGCATCGTTGGCGCGGCTCTCGGCGTCGTCCACCGTGGTGCTGATCGAGGCGGCCAGCACGTTGAAGGCAGCGCGCAGCGTGTCGGCGTCGGCGGCCTCCAGCGTCTTGCCAGCCAGCACAGCCTCGGCCACAGCCTTGGCGGTGCCGTCCTTGGCAACCAGGGCACCCACGACCTCGCGGCGGATGGCCAGGCAGGTCTTGCCGTCGGTGACGATCTCGGGCACCAGGCGCTTGGCATCGCCAATCAGCTTGGTCCAGTCGGCCACCATGGCATCGCGGGCCTCGGGCGTCATGACGTCCTTGCGCAGCACCTCGATGTCGGCGTTGGCCTTGTCCAGGGCCACCTTCAGGCCAGCGGCCTCGGCGGCTTTGGGTTGCAGGGTCGCCAGCTCAGTGCGGGCGTCGTCGCGTTGCTTGGTCAGGCTCTCGATGGCCGACGCTGCGGTGTCACCCACCTCCAGCGTGATGCCATCGATGACGACCTTGCGCGTAGCTTCGGGCATCGTGATTCCTTTCGGTTCTTCAGGTTGAGAATCGGCAATTCGGCACGCTGATCCACAGCGGGCCGCATCCACCAGTGCGACGTGGTTGCCTCGGATGTTTCGTTGCACGCCGTCATAGGGCCGACCATCTGCGGTCGTGCCAGGCGTCATGTCCAGTGAAAAGCTGTAGCCGTTGGAAAGCTCGTGCTTGCCTGACTGCAGGGCCTCAATCGCGGCCTTGTCTTTGAGGATGACCACAGCGGCCATGCGCTCGCCATCGCGGGCCACATCACGCACCTCGCCGACACCCAGCTCGCGCCAGTTCTCAGCTGTGACCTGCTCGATGGGGTGCTCGATCGTGACCGGCTTGCTCTCGAAAGAGCGCATGCTTTCAGGGTCGAAGACCTCTTCAGCAGGCCGGTGCAGCCGGATCACCTTGAGCGGGTTGATGCCCTCGGTGTGCAGGCCGAGCTCGTAAGCCCGGTACTCCTGCACCCCGGTGCGGGCCAACACGCCAGGCGCGACCAGATAGCCCTCCGGCGTGACCGTGCGCGAGGTGATCGCATATCGGTCTTGGACGGTGTGGGTTTTCACTGCGGAACTCCTACAGCCACCAACTGAACAACCGTTTGCGCGCCAGCTCCATCAAGGACTGCCTGAGCCTTTGCTGCAATCGCAGCACCAATGGCCGCGTTGGCAAACTCACGCGGATGGCACTTGTCCACTGATCCAGAGGATGGCGTGCTGGTGTTGATGGGACCACTGAAATCCGCTGTGCTGATGGTGTCGCTGTAATCGATTGACGCGACTTTCGTGTCTGCTGGTGTCGCCGCTTTGTAGGCATTCACACCGGCAGTCTGGGCAGCAGCACCGACGCCGCCTGGCTGGTTCACGACGAAGATCCACGCCGTCGCATTCGCAGCGCGAACCGCTGCGATCCACGCTTGCACGACAGCAGAGGTGGTCGAGCCGTTGAAGCCCTCCATCACGAACACATAGTCAGCGCTTGCGATGTTGCGGGCGCGGCCTGTCGTGTGCAGGCTCCATGCACTGGGCAAGGCGGGCACCGATCCATTCCCGGCAGCCGCCCACCCCTGGGCGCCAAAGCCAACAATCCCGAATTCGCAGCCAAGTGCAGGCAAGGCGAACCATGGGGCTGATCGACCATGATCTGAAGGCTGCACCGTCGTGCCAGCAGCGCGGACGCCCTCGCCAATGGAGTCAGCAAAAAACACTGCTTTCTTAGGCAGGATCAACGGATGGGCCGAGGCAGAACCGCCAGCATCAAGCATGAGGCCAGTGATCCGCAGCACGTTTGTTGGACTGACCCCAACAGCGCCAAAGCGCGTGCCCTGAGACTCGACGGACCCCAGCAGCCAGACCTGCACTGTGTACGCGGTACCAGCAGTCAGGCTGGTGGCAAGCGTCAGCGACGATGAGCCAACGGTCAGCTGAGACTGCTGTAATGCGGCACCGCCCACAGACCACATCACCAGCGGAGCGTTTGAACCAAAGCCGGCCAATGTGCTTGCGTCCAAGCCCAGCGCAATCGATGTGGTGCCCGTCACCTGCGTTTTGACGTAGGCCCCGCAGCAGGCGGTCTGCATGCTTTTTACCGTCATGCCAAAATCGCCGACAGCCAAGGCATCCCAGTTGTACGGGCTCCATGTCAGCGCGGCGCTGTCCACGGGGATCGTCACATTGCTGGACGCCGTTGCTGCGTATGTGACAGCCCCAGGGTTCGTCAGACCGCCAGTGTTTGTGACGCTGATCGATTTCGCACCAGCAGCCGCTGGCGTGTAGGTAAATGTCGCGCTGGTAGTGCCACTGTTGAGCGTGAGCGACGTGGGCGTGAATGCGCCGCCCCCACCGCCATCGCTTGGCGTCACCGTCACTGACGCGGCAAGGGTGCCGTTGGCCGCAACAGTGAATGCAGTCGATGCCGACCCGACCGTGCCAGTGCTTGGCCCCGTCAATGCCAGGGCCGTCGCAGCAGCCGTTACGCCTGCGCTGTTCGTTCCGTTGCCATCAAGGTGATACAGGGCAACCAGGCCGCTGGCGCTGTTGCTGATGACTGCAGGCGTGTACGTGTTGCCCTGGATTGTTGGTGGCGCACTGTAGATGGCCACCTCATCAATTTCGCCCTGCCAGCCAAATGAGCCTGAACCGCCAAATTTCCGAACCCCGAATGGGTTTGTGGCGACGTTAACGCCGGAGGTGGAACCATTTTTTGCGCCGGTACCGACAACAAAACCATCAACATAGAACGTACCACCAGATGGGGTTACATCAAGTCGAAGCGTGTGCCATGCACCGTCGGTAATCGAGGCCGATCCGTTGATGATCTGCTCAGTTCCGCTGTCCAGGCCATAGTGCGCCGTAGGGACGCCTGCAGCGGACACTCCAAGCCACGCCGCTGCCGCTTGACCGATTGCGACTTGAATCGTGGACGTCGAAGCCAGCTTGACTGATGTCTCAATTGAGAACTGCGTGTTGCTCGGCAACACGCCAGAGACTTCGCCAGAGCCAGCACTCAGCGACTGCCCATAGCGACCCGATGCGTTGTATGTCGCGCCAGTGAGAACAATATCCAATGCCATCGCTGCTCACCTCAGGAAAGGACGACAGACGGCTGAGCCGACCATGTGATCTTAATTTGAGCGCCAGGCGCCACGGCGAATGCGCCGCTTGTTGCGCCTTGCGTCACGTACGTTGTCGGGGCGGATGCGGTAGCTAAGGCGACGGCCGTGACAGTGCCTCCGCTGACTGTGGCGGTCCGAAGCTGATCGCTGGCGTTCAGCCAAGCAACGCCCGATGGAAGCACAAGATTTTTTGTGTTCGATGCGCCAACAGGCTGCGAAGCACTTTCGGCCTTCACGAGCAATGTCTGCACAGCGGCGGCCAGGTCCGTCGCAGGAATTCCCGTCGATGGCTTGGCGTACTTGCCCGCCAACAGGGTGGACAACTCGGCGAAGTTGGCATTGACGGCCGTGCGGAACACATACAGCGTCACGCCGTTATCGATGGTTTGAATGGTCATGCTTCAGCCCAGGTTTGCGTGTCGTCCCAGATCGCCGTGTCGTTCCACAGGAACGAGCCGCCACCGGAGCCAGTCCAGCCCAGCAACTCAGCCAGGGTGATCGTGGCCACGGCGGGCACAGTGATGTCGTGGAAATAGGTCGGCGCCTTGGCGCCGGGCAGCAAGATCTCAAAGGTGTAGGTCGTGCGTGAACCGCTGGTGCTGTTGGGCACCAGGGGCAGCGTGCAGGCCCCGTGGCCGTTGGTCACGCCGTACTCGACCAGGGGCACGATCAGGCTCGAATTGACGATGTGGCTGGTCAGCCGCGCCGTGATGCGCGCACCCTCGACAGGGTTGCCGGACGGGTCCAGCAGCGAGCACACGACGTCACAGGTGGCGATGGTCATGTCGGTCACTCGTCAGGGGTTGGCTTGATCGGCTTCTTGCCCTCGTCCCCTTCGGGATCGGGTTTCTGGCCGGGCTCAGGCTGGGCCGCTTCAGCGGCCTTCACATCGGCGTCGGTCAGGTTGCGGTAAGTGCCGCGCTCTTTCAGATCCCGGGCAGCCACACCAGGCGTGATCACACCCTTGTCGATGTAGGTCGCGTCACGGCTGGCCCGGTTGGCCTCGACCTCGGACTGCTCGACCTCGGAGACCTGCCAGAGACTGTTGAAGTCAAAGCGGTAGTCGTCAGGCACGGAGCCCAACTCGGAGCGCACCAAGATCTGATCGAGGTACTCCAGCTGGGGCCGCAACTCGGTTTCCTGCTTACCCGACACCATGTCGTAGTAGTTGCGCACGTCGTTGTCGCCGTTGGCATTGAGACCACCGGCTGACTGTCCGAACAGGCGCGTCATGGGGATGTCGCAAGCACCCGAGACGTCCACCATGAACTGCTGGAGGATCTTGTCGAGGTTGGCGAAGCTGTTGGACTTCTTCTCGTAGCTCTCTGTGCCGTCAAGCAGCAGCATGCGGTTGAAGCTCTTGAGCATGGCCGCCAGCTGAAAGCGCTTGGTGATGACCGCCTCGCCGCCCTTGGTGGCCAGCAGATCGACCAGCCCTTCAGACTTGACCACGTCCACATTGGCCTCGAAAAGCATCGTGGCGATGCCTCGCGTGGCCGTGTCGCAGTTGGTCAGGCTGTCCAGCGTGTGCTGCAACTCGCTGTCGTCCCACATGGCGTTTGAGCGCCAGGCGAAGTACGGCAGCCTCTGGCCGTTGAAGCGCAGCACGCG